TCGAAAGCCGTGGACGTTAAATGGAAAGAAATTACTGATATTAACTTCCTTAAACGTACCTTTTGGTTTGACACTAAACTTCAGCAGTGGAAGGCTCCACTGATCCTCGAAAGTATTGTAAAGATGCTCTCCTTTTGCGTTAAATCAGCGAGTCTTTCGACCATAGATCATATGGCCGTACTCATTTCAAACGCACGGAGGGAACTTTACTATCACGGTGAGGAGACATTCAATTCTTGGATGCCGCTCTTGGAGGAGGCTGTGGATGTAGCGCAATGTCGCGTTAGTTCCATGTACCTTCCCCTTTCTTATGAAGAGCTAGAACAAGCTTTCATAAAGGGCGAATTTCCTTGGGCTGAGGAACCAACTATGTTGGCTCTTATAGCCAAAATTAAACACGCGTAAGCGTGTTCCGGGGGGCTGGTATCCCCCTTAACAACTACCGGACTGCAGTCCTAAAAATGCAAGCTGACAACTCAACCGTTGAGCCGTCCCATGAGACGGATGTTCAAGTTCAATCTGAGCTTGGCAAAATTGTTACAGTACGACCCGGCGAATCCATGGGCGAAACCCGCACCATGGAGATCGAGGGAACCGGCAAATCTTACAATATTGCTTCGTTCTTCGAACGTTGGCAGCAGATTTCCAGTGGACTTCTTCAAACTACGGATACGTCGTTTACCGACATGCTCGGTAGCTCGTATTACGTCATGACGAAGTATCTCAATACCACACCGGTTAAAGATAAGACAGCGAATTATCTTTACTGGCGGGGGGATATTGAGGTTCTGATCACTGTTACTCCCCCTTCAAACGCCTATGGTCTTTACTTAGTGCAAGCACTTCCTGACCAAGGCTTCAATTCGAGCACAAACAGTTGTAATGGGCCTTCTTCGGATAACCCATGGACAGCAACTCAGGGCATTCACGCTTTTATTGATATTACTACCGGTAACAGCGTAACGCTCAGGCTGCCTTTTTACAACGATGGCTTGGCTCTTCCACTACCGTCGACAGACGCATTTATGTGGAGACTTTGCCTTTGGTGCTTGGCTCCGATCCAAAATGCGGTGAATTCCGATACGATCGCTGCCACGTACAATGTTTATGCTCGCATGCCTGATTTGGACCTGATGGTTGCAAATTATCAGTCGTCGAAATCTGGTTCGTCTTCTGTTCTTTCCCGTGGTATGGCTACTGCGAAGAAGTTCCAAGGGGACAAGACTATTTCGAAGACAGCGGGGAAAGTGGCAAGTATGGCTGCAATGGCCAGTACTATACCATTCCTCGCCCCTTTTGCGGGCCCCGTAGCTGCGGGGGCCGCCAGTGTGATGTCCATGGCGTCGATGTTTGGTTTCACACGTGAGTCCGCTCCAGAGAAACCTATTGACGTGCATAATCGCACGTTTTCAGGTATCGCACATGTGGACGGAACAGATGGCTCTGAAGTTATTGCCCTTTTACAGGGTAATGCTCTACCAATTGATCCAGGTGTCGGTGGTGGTTCACACGAAGATGAGATGGCTTATGCCTCATTGTTTCGTCGGTGGACTATCATTGATACTTTTACGTGGGATACTGCGTCGGCTGCCTTAACTGACATCAATCACATTCCAGTTTCGCCTTACTTTGGCAAACAAGTTCTCGGAGCTTTTTACCCGACAACGGCAGGCTTTGTTGGCTACCCCTTTACTTTTTGGCGGGGGACTATGGAATTTAAACTCATAATTCCTAGCTCCGTCTATCATCGAGGGATGCTTCAAGTCTACTGGAGTCCAGATACCGGTCCTCCATCGACAGATGTGACACAGATTCTCCACAATGAGATCTTTGACGTCGAGGCAGGCAGTGAGTATACATTCACTGTCGCGTGGTCTAAGTACGCTCCAGTGCTCGTCAATACGGGCTTTGGTTCCAAACTAAATGGCTACAG